TTTCCTTTGTAAGGCTACACCCTTAACAACGTCATAAGCGATTTTGATGTCATCCTGTTCAGGATGTTCGTCAATCCACTTATTAATTTCGTCGGCGTATTCAGGAAAGTCTTTGGTTTCTTTGATAAATTTGTCGATACTCGACCGATATTCTTTTATTTCCTCAAGTTCGTCGGAGTTTTTCTTCACATTCTTACTGATTTCTTCACCCATTTTTTTGACATCAGCACTGACTTTGTCAATGATTTTTTGTTCAATTTCTTCTGGTGACATCTCAGCGTATTTCTTTTCTCCAACTTCTTTTCTAACTTCTTTATGAGCTTCCGTAACAGCTTTTGCGTCGGCAATAGAAACTTTGCCCTCACTGGCCGCCCTAGCCAAACTAGCATCGACTTTTCCATCAATGATGGCTTGAACTAGTTCCGGTTGAGAATCAAGTTTGTCTAGGAGGGGAGAAATCTCTTGAAAGAAACTTCGATAGTCTCCCAACTCTTTTCCCTGAGAACCAAATTTCTTTTCCAACTCTTGGTAACTTTTTTCAAGTGGTGTTTCCACTTTATCTTCATCTGTGGCTGCCCCTTTAAATCCTGATTTGTCTCCAGTTTGTCCAACATTTCCTGCTGGGACTGAAGGATTAGCGATTAGATTGTCGGAATTGCCCGCTCCCGCGGATTCCAAATTTTTTTCTTCGGACATAAAATTCTTCATAATTAATTAATAAAACCCGGCTTTTATTCTTCGTCGGACTTTTCGTCCTCCGAAGTCTTACTTTTTCCAAACTTTCTTTCAGTTAAAGTTTCGGCTATCCTTTCCAGGTTAACCTCATTTTTCTCTGACTTCTTCTTTTCGGGATGATTAGCTAAGGCATCCACGATTTTCTTAGTTTGTCTTTGACTCATTTTTTTTAGGTTCATACTCTTCATATATTAGTTTATTAAATTATTTAAATCTTGTTTTAAATCTACCGACAAGTTTTTGTTTAATCTGGTTCGGTATCCCTAAAGAACCAACAAAAAGTCCACCTTTTTGCGGATTTCTCGCTTCCCAGTCTGGATTGCCTGGTCTTTCAACCGCAAGATACACTTGTCCAGGAACTTTTTCTCCCCACTTTCTAGTAGCCATATAATTATTTATTAACCTTTTTAATACTTTGTTTTATAATATCTCTTTTCTTCCCAGTCTTAGTTTTCATAACTTCGCCAGAAACAGAAGAACCACCGCCTTTAGGGTAACAGATACGTAAATATTCGCTAGGATTGGGTTTGATAGTTCTTACTTTTCCTCCCTCACGAATACATTTTAGAAATAATTCAGGAATATGATTATTATTATTTATAATTATCTGATTATATTATACCACAAGTTCGCTATCCTTGGGCAGTTTCTTTCTTATTTGCCTTAGCAATTCTCTCTTTTTCTCCGTTAATAAGGTTCGGTAGAAAGCCTAAAGCCATTAATTGACCTTGCCCCCTAGCCATTTGAGTCGGTTCTTTAAACGGGTCAATCGTCTTTAGTCCGTCTTCTATCGTCCGACGCCAACCTTCGGTTATAAACACTAACGGTTGCCAGAACTTACTATAAGAAAGTTCAACCAAAAGACTCTTTATTGTCTCAATGTTCATTTTTTCGTTGACACTTTCTTTGATTTCTTTTTTCTTCATATATTTGTTATTAAATTAATATTATTTATTTTTTTTCTTTTTCCTCCACATTTCTAATCTAGTTTTCACCACCTGATTTTGTGTTCTTGTCGCTTCTTTACCGTAGGGTGTGTCACGATTAAATTCATCTACCTTGGGGTAAGAATTATCCTTCATTTCCATATCTGGTCTGTTTTTCATAAAAATCTTTTCTGCCTCAATTATGGCCTTTTTCTTTACTTCTTCCTTTTCTTTCTTTCTTTTTACCAATTTTTGGATAATATTGTCTGCCATAAAATTATTATTAATTATTAATTATTTTTGAATATTTGCCGCCCTGTTCATCAGTTGGGCTTCCGGTCCGTTTCCCGGTTTTTGAGCGATGTTCGTGTTGACCTTAGAACCAGTCCCTCTATTCATCCCTCGTGGATTTGTCGTAGGTAACGGAACTCCCTTAGCTGTCGGCGGAGGACTGCCAGCCTTCAATAAATTAATCGGAGCACCTGCCTCGGCGAATTGGCTTGGTCCAGTTGCTGACTCGCCTAGTAACGCCAACGCTCTCTGAGCGACATCTTCGGGAATCTGACCGCCACCCAATTTTGTCGGTAGTCCACTATTTCCCACCATTGGCGTAGTTTGAGGTAACGGTTCGCCTGTCGGCGATACGCCCTGTTCGGCTCCTGGCAACGGTACCCCCTCTTGTGGTTGCGGTTGTTCGTCCAGAGTAAGCGAATTGATATCCCAATTCCAATCTGCTAATACCTTGGAAGTAAGTTTCTGGGGATCAATAAATGGCAGACTGATAAGCAACTGAAACAGATCCATATCTTGTTTTTTCTTGACGTCGTTCTGTCCAGAGATAGATGGCAACACCGTCGCCTTAAAATCAAACTCACCCATTAAGTCATCTTTCTCAATTAGCGGAAACTCGATAGAACCGTTATCCCCTAAAATACGAATATTGAATTTCTTGGTGAAGAACTGCCGTCTCATTGAAATCCAATATCTTAATAATACTGAAAACCCATCGCCCAAATGATTAACATACAGTCTTACTCTCTCCAGGGTCGATTCTCGCAGATGCCTAGTTTCCGTAGCACTACTCGAACCGCCACCAACCGCCATTGAAGCATCATCTACTCCGATAGCATAACGCATATCAGCCTTCAGTCCTTCTTCTTCTTTGTAAGCACTCGCCTTAATATCGCTGAATTCCACGGGTCTAACACCGTTGGGGTCAGTCGAATAAACTATTCCGAACGGCCTAGTGACTAATTCTTCCTTATTGATATTGGCTAACGGATTAACTATCCACATCTTATGGATATTAAGAGTCGCCGCATCCAGTCTCTGGTTCTTCACCATATTCAGCATTATACTAGGATTTTCCAGAATTAACGGAATGCCATAACCTTCGTACTCATTGGGAAGTTTAAGATAAGGAATCCCAATGAAAGGGGCTTCCTTAAAATCATAGGGATTAGGAATTTCCGCTCCCCTTAAAATCGGGACGCCGTTTACCATGACAGCGTATTTATCCTCGAACGGTCTCCACCACTCAAACACTTCATACATTTGTAGTTCGGGATTATTCCCAGCATTCTCATAAATATTAGATGAACCAGCCGAAGAACTTAACGTCCCCTTAGTAATCTTGTCTTGGACCGATTTTACTTCGCTTCTAATAGAGGCGTAATTGGTCAAATCTCCGCCCTTTTTAGCACAAGCCATTTCCAGCCTTTTCTTATCGCACATCGGATAACGGCGTTCGATGGTCGCTTTGTTTAAAATTTTACGTCTGAACCAATATTGTTTATCCTCTCCTGCGATATTATGCCAGTCATACCACAAGTCATAATTATCAACATGTTCGGCATAAGGACCATCATAAAATACTTGTTTCTTTTTCTTCCAAGTCATCTTCTTGCTGTTGATGTCGACTCCTTCTAAAAATTCGTTGGTGCGAGTATCTTTCTTCCAATACGTCTGTAGATACCCCTGACCGTAAATTAAAGAGGCATCAACAACCATTTCGGCCATTATATCGGCTTTGGATTTTTCCCAGTCATACTCCACTACATACTGAACCTTGGTCGCTTTCGGTTGATCGTCTTCAGTCCGCCCCTGAACGCCTAAGTCTGGTCGGGCATCGAGAATGCGGGGCTTTAGAGTTTCGACAACAGCAAAAGCATAGGGAGTAAAAACATTACTTTGCCATGATTCAATCTCTTTCGCCCTATCGCGAGTATCGCAAATATAAATTTTATACGCTCGGTCGAGACGAGGGCGGATTAAAGCAACAAAATAATTCTTGGCATCATCAAGCTGTAAGTTAAATTTCTTCACCATCTCGACTTCAGACTTCGAGAAGTCCTCTGGACGATAATCTTCTGCCATATATTTTTATTTATTAATAACTAAACGACTTCGGAAGATGCTGTTTATAATCAAGTTGGTCGAGTTTACCTGAAAAAAGTACCTTAAATCCCTGTAAACAAATCCCAGTTCCAAAAATCGTATCATCGTGGAACCCGGATTGCGGAACCATATTCCCCGCATCATCATAAACGAATACCGACATTTCATCTAAAGTAATCTTACTGTGAATTACGATTTCCTTGTCTCTCGCCATCTGAACGAAATCATCTATCAACCTCGGTTTAGTAATAACAGTTGTTCTCCACCCCATCCTGTCAGTCATCGTCGCTCCAAGAGTTTCTAATTTAGCTTGTCGAAAATACATCGATGGATACAACAGTTGTTTCAAAATAGTTATCGTCGTCAGTCCGTGATTGTTAACTTCTGGAACCATTAAGGCATTATTATATTCACGACCCTTTTTATTTAAAATTTCTCCAAATCTGTCAGGGGCAGTCAGTCCTCTCCACATCGCCACTTCTTCGCCGGTCTTTCTATCAAATATTGTAGCGAAAGAATAATCTCCTCCTTCAATCCCCTCGGATATATCAGCGCCACAGACATATAAGCCATCTTTCTCTGGTTCTCTATAAATAACCCAGCCATCTTTTAAATATACTGTAAAATTTTCTTTCCCCTCTTCTTTCCTAACATCACCAATTTCTAAAATATTTTTTCTTTGCTGTCTGATAATATCCGATTCGAATACTGAGCGACCAGAGGAAAGAAAAGCACAGTTATGGACAACCCTACCGTTGGCCGTATAACTATTATCAACATCCACCTCTAAATTATATACTTTCGTTTCTTTATATTCTTTTTCTATTTTTATTATTCTAGCTGAGATATTATATTTATGTATTCTTAAACTTATTCTTTTATGTCTTTTAGTATTTGGACTCGGATTGAATTTATTTATTCTAACAGTATACGCTGGTTTACAATAAGAAATCTTTTCTCTGCTAAAGAATCTTTGAGTTTTTATTTTGCCAACACTAATTCCCGCCCGATAACCAACGGCGTGTGCTAATAATTGTACTTGGTATGCTAAGGTTCTTGATATTGTGGCGTAAGAATCTTTCTCATGTTTTTTTCTTATTACAACATTACATCCATCTCCCTTTATTAATGTTTCATATAATAATTTTTCATACCCAGCTATTAGTTCAATAGGAATTTTCTTATTCAATGCTCCCGAACCACAATGTTTGATTAAAAATTCACCAAGTTCACAACTATTCACATTAATACTACACACACCCCTATCTCCTAAATCTCTAATAATTATTTTATTATCAGTAATTTTTTTTAAACTATTTATAAGTTCATTTTGATTATTAATTTCCTTACTAGATAAAGCAAAATTAACAATTTTATTCCAATAACTTCCTTCACAGATAAACCATCCTATGACTCTAACTAAGTCTTCACTTATAATTTTATTTTTTTTAAATAACGGTCTACAAAATGTTAATTTATCTTCATGTTTTAATTCAGATGCCTTAACCCATTTATTATTAATTCCATCATTACATATTCTGATTGGATGTTCGTTGGTACACATTATCGGTTTATTGTTTCCAAAAGATGAAATTTTATAAATATCACCATTATAGTCTCTTTCGGATATTGCCAACACCTTTCGA